CAAGTTGAGCACCGATATCTGCAGGCTTAAACATTTCGGAAATTCCGTTATCAACTACTCCTACCGTGCCTCCAAAAGCAGTAGCGTTGGCATTAGTACCATCAATAGCGAGTGCAGCACGTTGAGTCACAAATGATGGGATGCAGATACCTCCTGCAACATTTACCTTTGCATTTTGAAACTCGTTACGAGCCTCTTGGTTCATTTCTGCTTCGAGACCAGTCAAGCGGCCCTGAGCAGCTTCTTTTACCATTTTGCCAAAGCTAAATTGCTTGGCAGCGCGAGCCTCTGAATCGCCGAGGCCCTGAACGAACGCGGGTGCGTTCTTTTTGTTTTCGTTTTCCATTGTGGAATTTTGTTTGTTTGATTTATTATTTCGAGCCTCGGTTGGCTCCTTTTTTTCTGTGTTAAACGCCTGTGAATATGGGTGTGGCAAAATTGCCGGATCAATGAGTTCTTCTACACGCTCTTCGGTTTCCTCTTCCTCTTCTTCTTCGGACTTTTCCTCTTCTTCCTCTTCTTCTTCTTTCATCTCAGCACGCTCTTCCTCTTCTTCCTCTTCGTCCATCTCCTTTTCTTCTTTCTCTTTCTCCGTGTCCTCTTCCTCGTCAGTGTAGTGGTCTGGTCGCTTTTCCTCTTCCTCCTCTTCTTCGAGTTTACGCAACTCTTCTTCTACCTCTGAGTCCAAAAAGCTCTGCATAGAACGAAGCGCTACCTCTGTGGTTGGGTACGCGCCTTGAGTTGTTGGAGAGACGTCAAACAAGGTTTCTACCTCGTTGATCGTACGCATATGAACGCCATCGTCTCGGCGCTCCCAGTCGTCGTCTGCAATCGTGAAGCCAAAGCTAGACGTAGATACATTACCCATTCGGATATTTTCAGCCAGGTCTTTTGCGTAGGATTGATTTCCTAGCTCAAACCGATACTTAAGACCCTTGTCATCGACTTCCAGTTCTAAGCCGCGACCAACACGGGCTAGTGGCATATTCCAGTCGTGGTTAAACAAAGCAACAGTGTTAGACATGTCAGCCTTGTCGAAAGCACCACGAGCGATACGCTCGGCAAACTTTCCGCCAATAACGGTCTCGTCCTCGAATCGTGCCGCGTAGCCCTCGACAACGACGTTTCCATTCTTTTCAGAACGGATCTCGAAGTCTGCACTCAGCGACCGCTTTTCTAGTTTTTCCATTATTGGTTTTCTATTTTGTTGATAGTTTTCTCACACCATGATTTCATGCTGTCGCCACCCCAGGCAGCGTACATGATAGAACCGCAGATGTCCTTACCTTTTGCGTCAGTGAACTTCCCCTGATCGTACGTCTTTGCACGAGAAAGAAAAGAAAAGGTCCTCTTGATCGTGTTAAGAGTGAGCTTCTCTCCAGACGCCAATTGACGCGCTCGAACCCAGCCTACGCTAGTTCCGCAGCTCGTACCATTTTCTTCCTTGTGCTTCAAGGCAGCTTTGGCGCGGTTCTTAGCCGCCTGTGGATATCCGCCGTAGGTATTAGCCATTATACTAAGTCAATAACTACTGAGTTTGTGATAGCTGACGTAAGTGCCGCAGCATTCGTTCCAGCCGCGTATCCGTACGTGATTTGCCATACCCCCTTTCCAACTCGTTGCTGCCAAGGTGAAGTGTCTTCGGCAGCCGTTGCAGCAGCTGTAACCAAGTCGTCAACTACGTCTGAAAGTGTTGAGATGTCAGCGGTGTTGTAAAGCTTCATAGCGTGTGCTAACTGATTTACAGTTGCCGTCTTATGGGCGGTAGTCACTGTTGATTGCTGAATATAAGCAACGTGTGTCGTGGACAACTCTGCCTTCACACCGTCTGTCCCGACGGCTACTGTGGAGCCAGATGTGCGCACGTTATTTACTTCGAAATAGTGTGTAGGCATGTTTATTCTTTATTGTCTTCGGCTAAGTCCATCATGGCTTGGTTGTCCACTTCATCAACAGCCTGTGGATCGCTTTTAGAAACCACAGAAGCGGCGTAGTCAGACATAGCAGAAAGCGGTATTTGATTAAGTTGAATGTGATGGTTGTCACCCCCTTGAACAGGCGCCAGGCCTTCACGAGATCTGACCTCATTGATTGATAAAACACCGTCAGAGAGTAGGGAGTGATAATAGCTGGCCCTGGAAGTGGAGTCTGCCCGCAACATGGAGTCGATGTCGAACCTGCATGAAAGACTGTTGTCGTTTCGTAAAACTTTCCGCTCGATTTCAAGTTCGATTCGGCGCACCCAGGGCAAAATGGTCCCTTGGAAGAATTGAAGCGTTTGTTGCTCATAGTTGTCATACGATGAATTCCCCTCCATTCCGATTATAGCGGGAGGAACCTGAAAGAACCGGGCTATCTCCTCAGAGGTGTACTTCTTGACTTCTATATACTGAAGTTGCTCCAAAGGCACAGAGAGCGGCTGGTAGGCGAAGCCGCCCCCCAAGATAGCGACTTTATGGGCATTCTTTTTGCCCATGAATTCTTGCCTCCAGCGCTCACTGGCCTCCCTCATCTGCTCTATCGTAAGCGGCTCCTTCGTAGTGAGGATGCCGCCGAGCATTCCACCATTTTCAAAGAACGTACTGCCGAAATTTTGAATCGACTTGGCGGTATTGAGGTTTTGGAGTTGGATGTTCGTCGGGTTTTTACCGCGAAACGCCTTGATCTCCAGAATCTGTTCCTGTGGGATAGGGCTAGGCGAGCCTGTGTAAGTGTACCAGCGGGTTCCGTCAAGCTCCAACTTTGACTGAACCTCTGTAGCAGGAAGCCAGTAAATCTCACCGTCCAAAATGAGAGCCGTACCGACCCCGTATAAAAGCGCGTCACTGACGATCATTTGCCAGAATTCGTACGCACCCATCATAGGGTTTGGCTCTACAGCCATCATCCGGCTGACTGGGTGGCTAGGAAGTGGTCTTCGGATGCCGTCTTTGTCAACCTTTTCCACCACCGCGTTCATAGAAGCGATCGTGTCAGAAATCTTGCTAACACAGGCGTAAACAGCCGACAAGGTAAGCGTGTCCACACCTGAAGCCAGTGTCTGGTCGCTGACAATGGTGCTTAACCATCCAGTGTGAGCTTGGGTAGGGAAGATAGGCGCTTGTTGCCGATCCTCCTTGTTCAAACCGAAAATACGTTGAAATAAATTTCGCTCTTTGGACATTGGCGCAAAGATAGTGTACAGCAGCCTCTACTGAACGAATTTTTTGCTACATTCCTACTACTGACATAAAGAACTCAAAGTTAGGAGCAACCTCCTCTTCCTCAAAGGTTAGCATCTCTCCAATCGCCATGATTGCAGCCACCACGCCGTCAATCTTATCTCCAGATTTCGACTTGTCTACTTTTATGTTCCCGCTAGGGTCTAACTTTAAAAACACATTGCCCATCATCCACCGTAAAACCTCATCGCCGCCGTGATGCAGCTTGCCTTCTAACGCCAGCTTCTCGTAGAATTTAGAAGGGAAAGACATGGAGGCGTATCCTTGACCAAACGGATCACACGGAACCCCGTCGCCTTCAAGGTCACGAATCAAGCTCAACGAGTTCCAACGGTCGTACGCCACGCCTTTGATGTTATATTTTTCTGATAGATTGTTAGGGTCGTACTGGACCTTTCCATCCATCACGTAATGGCCGCTAATCATCCTGCGTATCACATTATAGTCTGTGACATTGCCAGGAGTTACTATCACATTTTTATAATCATCAATGTGAGAATATATATGTGTCTCATCCCTTTCGAGCCTACGCTGAACCGCTCGTTCTGGAAGGAAGTAGTAATTGGATAGTTGCACTCCTGTCTCCGGGTCGCCAACCGCCACGCTAAACGCTGTCATGTCATCCGTGGCCGCGAGGTCAAGCCCTATATAAGCGTCAACCTTTTCCGATGAGGTATCGATTGGTTGTTTGATGTTAGACTCGCACATCCACAGATCGTCCTCTATCCATATATCTTGCGCACCTACAAAAAGGTTGCAGTGCTTGACCATAAATTCCGTAATGGTACGACCGCCGTACAACTTCGCGTTGTTGCACTGCTTCTGCAAGTAGTCCATCGAGATTGAAGCTCCGAGACCAGGATTTGCCTTCTTCCATGCTTCAGGGTCATCCCATTCGTCACCGTCGTCTTTGTCGATCTCGTAGCACAAAAACAACAGGTTGTCGTTCTTTACCGTGCCGTCTAACACCTTCTTTCCGCCGCTTACGAACTCGGTAGCCACGCCGTCCAGCACGAAGCCAGCGGTAGAGATGGCAAGCATCAGTGGCGACTTACGAGAACCCATAGAGGAAGCAAGTACGCGATAAAGCTCACCGTCCTTCATGGCGTGCATCTCGTCTACACAGCCTATGTTCAAACTCAGACCGTCCAAGGTGTTGGCGTCAGACGATAATGGCTTGATTATGCAGTCTTTTGGTCCGTGAATCTCCTGCCTGTTCGCTGTAAAGCGCTTACCTAAAGCAGGCGAACGCTTCACGCATCTTCGAATCTCATCGAACACTTCCTTCGCTTGATCGCGCTTCGTGGCCGCTGTTACAAACTGCCCTGCACCATCGTCGTCGAGGACCGCCATAGCAAGGATAATAGCAGCCGCAAGCTGTGATTTACCCGATTTACGAGCCACAAAGAAGTGAGCAGTGGTAAAACGACGCTTTTTTACGTCGTCTTTATGCACCCAGCCGAATAACTGGCCGATAAAAGCAACCTGCCAGTCAGAGAGAATAAACTTCTTTCCAGCCCACTCACCTCTCGTGTGGACACAAACAGTCTCTATGAACGTGATGTACTTAGCAGCAACTTCTACGTCAAATACCCAAGGAAAATCATCGTCACCTACCCTTTCCAGGTCGTTTGTGAACCTTTCATAGGCTTTTTTTATGTATTTACCCGCAATAATAGACTCGTCAAGGACACCCTCGACGTAATCCCACATGCGGTTAAGTCGCTCCGTGTTAGACAAGATCGTCGATTTCGTCCCCTTCGGCACGCTTGCTGTTAGCAGCTGCGGCATTAACTGCGGCACCCATCATGCGAGCACGATCCATAGGAGAAAGCCCTAGTTTAGCCGAAAGCTTGCCTACTTCGCCCTGGACCTTCGATAAAGCGGTCATTTTTCCGCTCACATTAGACGATCCGTTCTCATAAACCTGCACAATGTCGTCCACCGTCTGGATTTCTCGTGACAGCATCACAAACATAGAAAGGTTCTTGGCGAGCATGGTAATCGTCACTACGTCCACGCTCTCCAGCAGCCCGGTCTCGTCGAGGTAGTCCAGGACCATGGTAAACATACGCTCGCCCTCGTGGTCCAGACTGACGATTGGCTTCAATTCAGACAGCTTTTTAGCGTCAGAACGCACTACTTTAGCCACTTCTTCCTTCGCAGGAGCGGTAGCTTCTCGCATCTTCTGGAGTAACGTGTTTTTGTTTGCCATGATTATTTTCCCTGACCTCGGTACTTCTTTTTGTAGTTCTTGGATCGCTTGTTCGATGAGGTCTTCGTCTTGGCATGTACGCCTGGACGAGACACAAATCGCTCCTGCTTTACCGGTGTTGCTTGTTTTTTAGCCATTTCTTATTACGCGAGCGCTGTAGTTAAGTTGCCTGAATTGTCCACAGTAATTTTATATCTAGTTCCACCTGGCGATGTCAATATAACACCGTCGCTTCCAGCCACCTCAAAATTGCCGCTGACCTTCCCGTTTCCAATAATCTCTATTTTTTCTGAGGGAGTGTTTGTGCCAATACCGAAGTTGCCGTTCTCTACGTAGCTATTAATGACTTTGAAGTCACTGTCTTCAATCGTTGTCACAGAGAGACTGCCGAGCTGCCAACCGTCTTCAGCCTCGTCAGCAGTGTATATGTTTTCGTCTCGTCCAATACCGAAACCAAAGGTGTGGTTTGCTTGCCAGTCCCAAGGAAGCTCAGTAATAGGTCTGTCATTTAAGAGGACAGCCATATTGTCTCCATACTTCCTAACTTTCAATATGTGGTTTACAGTTTCGTTAGGAAATGTAAATGGCTTAACGTAATCTAAGCGGGGGTTTGAATTTGAGCTATAAGACTGATCGCCGTGAAGAGCGTGATTCCATTCAGCCGCAACAAACGGGCCTCGGCTAAAGTCTCCCCAAAAAATAGGATTGGACCCACCCCTTCTAGACCTAATGAGGCATTGGTCAGCATCGTAAGAAATACGGATTAGATCGTAATTATTTGAGTCTACATAGTTGAATATGCATTTAAATGTAGAGTTAACGCTGGTAATATCTGATTTGACAGAATTCGACAAGTCCCATACTATTTCATAGTTGTTGGGTAAGGTAGTGTTCGAAGTGGCTATTTCCCCAGAATTATTTGTTATAAAAGCACCTTCTTTCCTGGCGTATCCACCGCCGCCTACGACAATAATATTCGCATCTGCATTTGTGCTATACTGAATTGTGTAACCGCTCCCAATGTCTGGAGTATGAGCGGCTAGGTCTGTATCAGAAGCCTCGGTGAAGCTGTCGTTATGCACGACAGTTCCGCTTGGAATGAGCCTGCTGTCCTTTAGAGAGACCTCTCCGTTAACAATAATAGACCCCTCAATTTTTTGGTCGCCAAAATGCTGTGCGTCTCCGTGCGTCCTGATAATTGAGTTAGAGTACTTGTTACCAGCTATTAATATGCTTTCAAGGTCACCCCAGTTTCTTGTCCCAAATTGAGCTATTGTACGGGCAGATCTGCCAAGAGTGTCGCTACCCGCATTGCTCTGTTGGGATCCGTCATTTTCAATCCTAAATTCCGTCCCTGCCGTATTGTTATATCCAGCTTGAACGAAGGCTCTCCCTCTAAAAGAGTCAGCAAAACAATTTCCTGTTGTTATTAAGCTTTTACCCCTAACTGCACTACGGGTTTCAATATCTCCATCGGCATAAATTTCTCCATTCACAAAAGTGTCGCTATCTACACTGAGTGCTTCTGCAACAAGAACGCCAGAAACTCTTTTCCCATCGCCTATAGAGTACTGAACTACTCTATCATCTTGGCTAATTACGTAGAAATTATTGCTGGATTCCGAAATATAAAACTGGCAAGGGTCTGAAGGCCCTCTACTAACAGGGAGGTTGCTATGGGATACATAAGAAAGCGTGGTGACGTCATACGGAGTTGACATCGAGAACATAACGATATGCTCAGTAGTAAACGCGCCAATAAGATGACTTCCGTCTGAAGCCACCCAAAGTCCAAACAAATCCTTAGGAGGGCTGTTTGCATTATCTCCCGCAGGCCATCCAGGAAAGAGATTGCTGAACGAGTTCCAGTAGTTAGCAAAGTCAAACTCACCCTGATAAGTAGCATTGGTGTCAAAC